AATGGCCAATACAACTTCCGGCACAGTTACTTTCGACAAAACTTTTGCTGTTGATGATTTAATAGCAGAAGCATATGAGCGTATAGGTTCACAAGTAACTTCTGGATATCAATTAAAAACAGCAAGACGTTCTTTAAATATAATGTTTCAAGAATGGGGTAATAGAGGTTTACATTATTGGGAAATAGCTNAATCAAACATTGATTTNATTGAAGGTCAAACTGAATATACTTTTTACAGATCAAGTGGTGATGGTACAAGTTCTAGCACAAATGCAACATCTGATGTTTATGGAGTAGCAGATATTCTTGAAACAACTTTAAGAACTAGTAGAACATCTACATCACAAGCAGATCAAGCTTTAACAAAAATAGATCGATCAACATATTCAGCGTTATCTAATAAATTATCTAAAGGAACACCTTCACAATATTTTGTACAAAGATTTGTAGATAAAACTACTATAACAGTTTATCCAACAGCTGACTCATCTAATGCTTCTAAAGATTTACATTTTTATTATGTAAAAAGAATTCAAGATGCAGATTCAACTTATACAGATGCAACAGATGTACCATTTAGATTTGTACCGTGCATGGTATCAGGTTTAGCTTTTTATCTAGCACAAAAATTTAACCCACAGTTAACTCAACAAATGAAATTATATTATGAAGATGAATTAGCTAGAGCATTATCAGAAGATGGTTCTTCTACTAGTGTTCACATAACACCAAAAGTTTATTACCCAGGATCATAATGGCAAAAGGAAAATACGCAAAAGCAATATCAGACAGATCAGGAATGGAGTTTCCATATCATGAAATGATGAAAGAATGGAATGGTTCTTTTGTACATAAATCAGAATATGAAAAAAAACATCCTCAATTAGAATTAAGAACAAGAGGTGGAGATGCAGAAGGTTTATTAAATGCTAGGCCAGATAGAACAGAAAATGAAGTTATAGCAATACTTGAACCTAATCCTTTTCAAACGATTGCAGCATCATCTGGAATTATAAATGTGTCTGAAAAATCACATGGTCGTTCAACTGGAGACACTGTAAGATTTAGAGGTGCACCTTCTACTTCTGCGTCATTTAATAACCCACAAAGTTTTGATGGTATTACAGGAACTAATTTAGCAAAAGCTGCTGGCTACTCGATTACAGTTGGTAAACGAGATTCAAGTGGTAACATAACACAAACAGATAATTTCTATCACTTTACTGTAGACACAGATACTGCTACAAGTGGTGATACATTAGGAGGAGGAAAGAATTGCTCGGCAGGTCCAGCAACTCTTAGCGCATAATATGTCAGGAATAAGTTTTTCAGATTTAAAAACAAATATTAGAAATTACACAGAAGTAACTAGCACTGTTTTAACTGATGCTGTAATTGAAAATATAGTTTTAAATGCAGAGTATAGAATTTTTAGAGATCTGCCTCTTGATGCATACAGAGCATCAACGACTGGTAATTTAGTTGCTAACCAAGATTTTGTAAATGTTCCAGCAGGAGCATTAGTTGTTAGAGGTGTACAAGTTTATGATTCAACATCAGTTACAACTGGAACTAATATTTGGTTAGAAAAAAAAGATTTAACATTTTTAGAAGAGTATAGTTCAGCAAATACTACTACAGCAAAACCAAAATATTATGCTATGAAAGGTGGAGCAACAGGTAATGGAGCTTCAACATCAGGTGCTATTTTACTATCTCCTGTGCCTGATACTACATACGAATATCAAATTCATTACAATCGTATACCAGACAAATTGGAAGCAAGCAGCAATGAAACTAGTTTCATTAGTTTGAATTTTCCAAATGGTCTGCTATATTGTTGTCTTGCAGAAACATATGGCTATTTAAAAGGTCCAGCAGATATGCTACAATTATACGAACAAAAATATAAACAAGAAATTGAGAGGTTAGGAGGAGAACAATTAGGTAGTAGAAAAAGAGACGACTACGCAGATGGAACTGCTAGAATACCTGTTAACTCTCCAACACCTTAAGGATTAAATTATGGCATCAACTTTTTCAGATCTAGGTTTAGAACTAATGGCAACTGGCGAAAATGCCGGTACATGGGGAACAAAAACTAATACTAACTTACAAATTTTAGAAAAATCTATTGCTGGTTATGTAGAACAAGCAGTAACTAGTGGTGGAACTACAGCATTAAGTATTACAGATGCTGATACTACTGAATCTACATCAGTAGCACGTCACGCTGTTATAAAATTAACGGGAACAATATCAGGAAACTCTATTGTAACTGTACCTAACTCTATAGAAAAAGTTTACATTGTAACAAATGGCACATCAGGTGCATACACTGTACAATTTAAAACAGCATCAGGAACTGGTATTACTTTTGGTGTATCAGAAAAAACTACAAGACTAGTTTACTCAGACGGAACAAATATTGTTGATGCAGGTTTTAGTGGGGCATCTGACATGGAAGGAAGAGAGTTAGTTTTAGATGCTGATGGTGATACAAGTTTAACAGCAGATACTGATGACCAGATAGATGTAAAAGTTGCAGGTACAGATCAAATAACAATTAAAGATGGAGCCGTGTCTCCTGTTACAGACAGTGATGTCGATCTTGGTACATCATCTTTATATTATAAAAATGCATACATAGATGCTATTACAACAACAGGAAATGTATCGATTGGTGGTAACTTAGATGTTACAGGAACATTAGATCTTTCTGATTCTAATTTTACAAATGTTGGATCAATAGCACTAGATACAATTACAAATGATGGCACAGATATTACATTAGATTCTTCTGGAGATATTGTTTTAGATGCCGATGGTGCAGATGTATTTTTAAAAGATGCTGGAACTACTTATGGTAGTTTAACTAATTCAAGTGGTAATTTAATTATTAAATCAGGAACAACAACTGCTGCTACTTTTAGTGGTGCAAATGTTACTCTTGCTGGAACAGTTGGTTCTGGTGCAATTACTTCAACTGGAATCGTTACAGGTACAGGATTTACAGCTGGTAGTGCTGTTCTTGCTGAAGCTGAATTAGAATTATTAGATGGTTTAACTGCTGGTACGGCAATTGCTAGTAAGGTAGTTACAACAGATGCTAACATAGATACAACAGGACAAAGAAATTTAACTATTACAGGTGAACTAGATGCTGCAACACTAGATATATCTGGTGACGCTGACATTGATGGTACAACAAATTTAGATGTTGTTGATATTGACGGTGCTGTTGATATGGCAAGCACATTAGCAGTAACAGGTATTGCTACTTTTACAGATGACATTATTATAGGTGACGGAAAAACTATCGGTTCTGCTTCAGACCCAGACGCAATAACAATTGCTTCAAACGGACAACTAACACTTACACAAACTTTAATCGGTACTGCATTAGACATCTCAGGCGACATAGATATTGATGGTACAACAAATTTAGACGCAGTAGATATTGATGGAAACTTAGATGTAAATGGTGGCACAATCAAACTAGATGGTAACTATCCAACAGGAACTACTAATACTGCATTAGGAGATACTGCTTTTAATGCAATTCAAGCTGGCGCTGAAAGAAATGTAGCAGTTGGTAATCAATCACTTGAAAAACTTACTACAGGAGATGACAACGTAGCATTAGGAAATAGAGCATTATGTACTTTAACAACGGGTTCTTGCAACATAGCAGTAGGTAAAGATGCACTTAGAACTAATACAGCAAGTAATAATACAGCTATAGGACATGAAGCTTTAGTTGTTAACACAACAGGATGTAGAAATTCATCATTTGGAAGTCTATCTTTGGATGCTAATACAGAAGGAGATACCAATGTTGCAGTAGGTTATCAATCTTTAAGTGCTAACACAACAGCAGATAATAATACAGCAGTTGGTTCTTTTGCTTTACTTGCTAACACCACAGGTTGTAGAAGTGTTGCAATAGGTGCTGAATCTTTAAAAGCTAACACAACAGGAGTAAATAATGTTGCTTCTGGTTTCCAATCAATGCTTTTAAATACTGAGGGAAGTAAAAACGTTGCTTATGGATATGCTTCATTAGGCTCTAACACTACAGGAAGCTGCAATACTGCAATCGGTTGTGGTTCTTTAGGTGGTAACACAACAGCAGATAATAATACCGCTATGGGATTTGATTCTTTAAAAGCTAACACAACAGGGGCGTCAAATGTAGCGGTGGGTAAAAATGCCCTTGATGCAAATACAAGTGGTAGTAATAATATTGCAATCGGAGAGGGTGCGTTAGGTGCCAATACTACAAATACTACAAATTTAGCAATCGGTACTTCTGCTTTGTTAGCAAATAATGCGGCAGGAGATAACTTAGCTATAGGTCATACAGCAGCTTCAACAAATACAAGTGGTTATCACTTAACAGCTGTTGGTCATTATGCTTTAGTAGCAAATGAATCTGCACAAGGTAATACAGCAGTTGGTCATAGTGCCTTAAGAGCAGCAACGACAGGGGCATCAAATACTGGAATTGGAAAACACGCTTTATGTAAATTAACTACGGGAGCAAATAATGCGGCAGTAGGATATGCTGCATTGTGTACAGCTACAACTTCATATGATTCAGTTGCACTTGGTGGAGAAGCATTAACATTAACCACAACAGGACATACTAACACTGCTATTGGTAGACAAGCAATGTGTAAAAACACAGAAGGTGCAAATAATGTTGCAGTGGGTGCTTTTGCTTTATGTGCTAACACTACAGCTTCAGATAATACAGCAGTGGGTAAAGGTGCTTTATTAGAAAACACAACAGGTACAAGAAATACTGCTGTTGGTAAAGATAGTTTAGATGCTAATACAGATGGTAATGACAACACCGCAATTGGTCGTACTTCGTTATCAAGTAATACTACAGGAGATAACAACACAGCAGGTGGAGTAGGTGCTTTACAAAGTAATACTACGTCAGACGATAATACTGCTTTCGGCNNANGATGTCTNTNNTATNTAANACAACAGGATGTNNNAATACAGCAATAGGTAAATNNGCTTTATATCTTAATACAACAGGTGCACATAATGTAGCTGTAGGAAAAGATTCTTTAGCTAGTAACACAACAGGTCAAAACAATGTAGCAGTAGGTTTTGTAGCCTTAACAAGTGTCACAACAGCTTATGAAAATATTGGTGTGGGTAGAGAAGCTTTGTATAATGTTACAACAGGTGGTTGTAATGTAGCTGTTGGTAGAGATGCTGGTCGTGCTATAACAACAGGTAGTAATAATATAATGATAGGTAGAGGTTCTTGTGCTGACACTGTATCTACAGCTAATTCTACATCAATTGGTGAAAATGTTGTTAGTATAAGTGGTTCTGTTACTTTTGGGAATGGTAGCACAGATTCAAGAATTGCTTTTGGTGCAACTTCAATTACTGCACCATCGGATCAAAGATTAAAAGAAGATATACAAGATGATACAGCTGGTTTAAGTTTTATTAATGATTTAAGACCTGTAACTTACAGATGGAGAAAAGAAAAAGATATACCAGAAGAAATGAGAACTCACGTTGCTGGTTCTGAAAAACGATATAATAATGATAAAGTCAATCATGGATTTATTGCACAAGAAGTAAAACAAGCAATAGACA